ATCAGATTTAACATCTGGTCAGGAGGATTGGGAGAGATTGGAAATCTCCCACTGGGACATAGTCCCCATTCGCCCTAAAAGGGCGAACGCCTCCCGAGCTTGATGCTGACGTGCTCGGGACGTCCAGAACGTTCCAAGTGCTCATCATCAACATTGGCAATGTTGATGTGGGGTCCTTGAAGCTTACTCAGATGATATCTGAGTAGCTCCGGGGTTTCCCTACAGAGACACTTGAGCAGGGCACCAGTCCCCTCCAAATGGTCAGGAGGAGATTTGGCACTCACTGAATAGCCCTTGGTTAAGGGGCTGTGAGTGTATGGATCCAGTGTTTGGAATTGATAACCAAGCACTGATTCCCTGCCAAGCAACGGTGAGGACGGAGCTACATTTGGGAAGAATTGTAACAACTTCCCTAGGTAGTTATCCATCCACTGCGCCGCACTCCACAGACCAGTCCAATAGAACTGGTTTCGGAGTGAGACAGCAGCAATAACACCGTTCCCGTCCTGCCGTGATGTCGGGAGTATACTACGGACTTTGACGATACTAACGTCATTTCCGTCGTAATATTCCCGTCCGCAAGACTCTCTGAACCTTCCGGTCCAGTAACTCTTGCTGACGTTAACTTGAAAACCAAAATTTTCAAGTTCGTCAACCACGGACAGTACATGTTTTCGAGGGACAATGAGATCATCCCCGAAAACGCGCACCTGCTCGCGATACTGATTGACAATCAGATCACGAGAAAGCGGGGCACTAAGCTCCCTTTCTATTCCCAGGAAGATCAGGGTCAAGAAGACCATGGCTTCCATAGGAAAGCAGAGAGCCGAACCCATAGACGCGAACTTAGCCAGGCGTAAAACACCATGGCCAAGTACGTCAGCCTTCCGGGATCTGCTAGCTTGGACAGCCATATGCAAATACGGCCAGTCTTCTAACATATCTCGTACATGCTGATTCGAAACGCGATCGGAAGCCTCACTCAAATCGAGTGTGGCCAGATCCCCGCTGAGGGATCCGGAACGAGCCATAACCCTATTAGGGTCTTGGTCGTCAAAACCGACAGTACGGTAGAGGAAACCATCCTCTTTAACCGCACTTAGAATCGCGCGAAAGAGAGACTGCTGTACATATTGCATAGCAGTCGGCTCGATCGCAATGATTCTGGGCGTTTTGAGCGTTTTAGGTACAGTAATGACCCTAACGGGCATTTCTGCACCAGGTTCGAGGATGTTAAGTTCCGTCCGAAGCTCTTCCACATGATGTGGCTTGAGATTCGGAACAAGAAACTCTTCAGGAGGAAAAACCTCTTGAAGACGAGCGGGCCAGGTTCGCTGATTCCACTTAGCATTGCTGCTAAGTTTGTCAGCGACAGCGCCTGGACCATGCTTGGGGACAAGTCGTCCCCAATAGACATCTCTGTCTATCTTCGAAAATAGATCTCCGAAGAGCATCGCACTTACTCGTTTAAAATCCTCTCGATAAAGAGGATCAAGACGAGCATCTGCGGCCTTAACATCCTGCTCACATTGAACAAAATCCGACATCGCTCGCCGTTCCCTATCAGGTGTTACCACCTGAGACCGGGTAACCTTTCCAGGGCCCGGGGGAAGGGCGATCTTCGAGAACATCAGCGTTAACTGACGAATCGCGAAGATTGCATCGATGTCAGGATCATTCAATAGTGCACCACTAGCAGAATCAAACACACGTGCAGAGAAACCTTGCAGAAATGCAGGGAGACTCGTAAGACGTGCCATCTTAAAGGATGGCGTGTCCGAGGGCACGACGAAACCTTGGTCTAGCCACTTTTGGGTAGCTTTTCCAAAGTCCGCCAGGGATATCGCAAGAAACGATAACCCCTCGTGTTTGGTTCGACTCTCGACATATGTTACATCGAGAGTGGCGCTAGTACAGCATCGTATCGCCATATCATGGGCGATACAGGACCAGAGTGACGTCAGGCCGTTTAAGGGTCTCCCCATATAGTTATGAGGTTTCCCACCATAGCCTACGTCTTGTGGTGCCTACACGATCCAAAGGTCTTTCGACCGCGCGACCTGGTAGAGGTCGTCGACGGGCTTGAACCTGAGGGTCATCTCCTCACGCAACTCCTGCAGCTCCCAGTACTCGGATCCCGTTAGGGATCTCAGGTACTGGAACCGCAAGGAGTAGACGATGAAGAGCCAGTCGGCCTCGCCCTCGGGGAACTGGAACCTCATGTTGAGGATCTCCAGGTACTCCGACGGCAAGATGCCGGCGGCTAGGCAGGATGACGAGATCTCCTCGATCTTGTCGAGGGACTCGTTTATCTTGTCATACTTCATTGTGCTACTCCTCATATGAGTTGCGTTTCATGCAAGCACGGATGTGCCAACATGTAGAAAAGATCGGTTTCTGAAGCCGATCTAGACTGCACTAGGCCTAGGCCCAGTTTTATCTGAGCCTCCAACCGTGATGCATTGGAGAATTGCAGACACTCGCTCCCTTATTAAGGACATATACTATGTCCAAATATAAGGGCTTCACCAGCTAGATAGAGCGCCTGACCCATGATAACCACGAACACCAAGGTCTTTCGACCGAAGGTGACACGTGGATCGTGGTCATGGCGCCGCCGGCCAGGAGAATTATCTCTACGGCCAACGTCTGGCTGGGAACGAGAAGAACGCCTTTCGGTGTTCCATCGATCCCTAGCCATTTCTCTAGCTCCGCGGTTGATGTCTCCAGCCCCAGAGGGGTAAGCCTGAGAAAATCAGGACTCACCTCCCAAGGCCTTCGAGACGACCGCGTTCGAAGAGGCAGTGAGGAAGGTATTGAAACCGACCCATACCGCCAAGGCCTCGGCTGCCGTATAGCCGGCCTGCGGGACGTCAAAGACGATGTAATTACTCATCGAAACTTTGACGTTCTCGTCAGGTCGGAACGGATCCGTGGTCAACTTCGAGGTGTCGAACCGAATCATCCGCCTCGTTCGCTTGCCATAGTCATGGCTAGCGGCGAGTTGGTTGAGCCCGTCACCAGACATGTACTCCGACCTATCCTCACCCACGCTTACGCGCGGAAGGGAGATCGGGGTACCGCTGATTGTGACGGTAATCGGATCGGCGAATGACATAGGCATCACTCCTAGGGGGCAACAATCCCCCCTGTTGACGGTTTTACGACACGTTGTACAACATCTCTAGCTAGCTCTTAGACAAACCAAGAGCAGCTAGAATGGCTGCTTGAGTGGCCGACAAGCCATCCAAGTTAAAGCCAAAACCGTACGGTGTTGCCCTACGACGCTGTTTCGTCTCAACGACGAACTTTGTCTTGTAGGAAGCGCCAAGACCCCCTTTAAAAGCGGGATCGCGGCACTTGTACGTCCGCGTTTGCAACGTATGTTGCATTACGTAGCCGTATCGCAGCACAAGACTGTCGCCAGCAAAGCTGGAGAGGTTCTTAAGAACATCACCGGTATTTGTAAACCAGTCAACAGCCCAGCTCCAAGGAGTCAAATTCCACACGGATTCGGGAGTTGGCGTAATGTCGAAAATATTCGACAAAACGTCACGCGCATCCTTCATCTTCTGACGACTTACCCAGTCGTCAGGAAGATAATAGGTATACGCACCCGAAAACCATCTATTGATAACCGTTTCATCAACGGTATCAATAATGTGTGAAATCCTAGGTTCCTCGAGGTCGGTATTATGTGGCCCGTAATAGGGCGACGATAAATCGACCCAAGAATTATAGGAAATACTCCTTTGCTCCGGGAAACGATATTGCCGTCGAACAACCTTACCAGCATCTCGTTCATACTGAGCAATTATATGCTCAGCATGTGAGATCTGATTTACGGAACTTGACACGTCCCGTATTAAAGGTTCCCAGCCGAACTTTAAGTTCAGGTAGTCCTTACCCGCATTTCTGCGGATATCTTCTACCTTACCTTTCCAAAGATCGAACTTCGCGTGGGGAATACCCTCGCGCAAGATCTCTCCGAGGAAGGTGACTAGGTTAATGACGGCATTGGTAGGTGAGGTCCTGGAGATCGCAGTGGCGCCGAGCTTGTCAAGGTCGGCATCACTGGCAGGGTTTGGAACCTGCCAGCCTCCACCAAGATCCCAAACAGGATCAAATGCATAGACTGGACCTTCGTACTTTAACCTGTACGTAATTCCAGATCCAGCATTTGTGAACATCTCAACAGAAGCATCGGAACCTTCGTTCACGATGTATCTCTTCTGTGAGAAGAATTCACCACCTACATCACCTTCACGCTGGTTATGACGCCAGTTAGGGTGATTTTCCGACTCAGTTACCTGAGTACCAGGAGTCACACCGAGCGGCAACGTCTGTACATTCATAGAATGCACAGGAGTTAACTGCTCGGTAGTGAGTGTGCCCGAACCCCAATGGGTCGGACTTATCTCGCGACGTTTTATAGTCGCTTAGATCACCTCCTGGTGAGTAGAGCTAACGGTCCTCTCACGTTAATTCGTGAGAATTGCGATCTGCAGAGGTAATTAACCTCTGTTGCACTGCAACAGATCGCAGATGCTGCACTGCGCCGGGGACCCCTCGC